ATTTCATTGATTATAGTTCCACCTTGTGCCTGTGCGGCTTGTTCTAAGTCTTTTTGTTGTCTTACTGCACCCAATTGAGCTTGTAAACCTTCGATGATTGCGTTTAATGAATTTATTTGTTGAATTAATGCTTCAATCTGTGCTTTAAATCCTGTCTTTTGAGATTGTAATGATGCTCTTAAAATACTTTCATCAACTGACTTTTGTAATGATATTGCAATTTGATTTGAAAAATCATTGATAGTATTTGTCATAGTATCTATCTGATTTACCAATGCATCATTTGTTTGTTCAATACTTAATCTATTATTAATTTCAGTTTGAACTCTTGCTTCCAATGTTGTTATTTGAGTTCTTAAATCTGATATTGTTATTGTTAATTTTTGAACTTCTAACCTCAAATCTTCTACAAGTTCAACTTGTTCATCATATAATGGTCTTGGAACTAAATCTAAGTTAGTCGTTGGTATATTTGGTTTTAATTCTATTACCTCAACATCTATTGCTTTTAGTAATTCAACCTCATCATATTTTGGTTTAGTTAGATTTTTAAATATTAATGAAGATGCTGGATTTGATTCTTCAACTACCGTTACTCCAAATTCATTTTTTGTGACAGCAGTGGAACCAGAAACTTTTAAAATATTTTCTAAGGTAATTTTATTTGATTCCTCTAATTTTTCAGCTATTGATTCTAGATTTGTCATTATATAACATCAAATATTAACTTATCATCAATTATTTTTGAAACACCATCAACTACAACTTTTAATTTTAATCTATAAGTTCTATTGATTGTATATGTATTTGTATCTAAATAAAAATAGTTTGATTTAGAATCACAACTTAATTTAGAATAATCTCCAAATGGAATAATTACTTCGTTTGTTCTATAATCTTCAATTTGGTAATATGAAGATGTTGGTAAGTATTTTGATTGGTCATACTCAAATGTAGTTCCAAACTCTTTAGAAGGATAGATATCTCTACCTTTTACTCTTATTTTATTTTTTGTATTTTGAAAATATTCTTTTTGTAAATTTGTAACTACTATTTTAGAGTTTTCTAATGCATCTGAAGTTGTTGAACCTGTTATTGGTGATAAAGAACCAGTTGCAAATACAGAATCATCCCAAACTATTTCTAATTTAGGTTCATATATTGTATTTGTTTCTTTTGAAAAGAATCGTAATAATCCATAATCCAACGTATCATTTTCAGCAGTTAATGTATGGTGTAAAATGAATCCATTATTTGGTAAACCGGCAATCCATAATTTAACAATATCCGTTACATCCATTCTAATATCATCTGGTTCATTGTTAAACGATTGTGATGCCATAGAACCCGTATACCAAAATCCTCCACCACCATTATTTATAGAACCGGTTGTTCCCGATACTCCACCTTGTGCTTGTGATGAATAATCGGAATAAGATAATGAACCAGTTACGTTTGTCCATTTATTTATACCATCTTTATAATACCAACTAACACCATCCATACTAATATTATCAAATTTTGTACCAGTACCCATTGTCCAACTAGAAGAAATCGCATTTGCATGTAATACATATTCTAAAGGAATTTCTTCTGAATTTGCAGATTTTAAATTTAAGAAAGCTTTCCAACCACTACCTGTTTCCAATGTGGATATATCAAATTTAATTAGTGTTCTAGCTATATCTTTTGTAGAACCATAATAAAGTTTACCTATTTCTAATATCTCATCTCTTCCAGCATTTTGTTCAGGTTGTTGAAGATATATACTTGCGTCGTATGTTGATGTATAAAATTTATGCATTATATTGCCCTCCCTTTAATGTCTTTATTTGGATATTTAACTTCGAATATTGATGGGTCTAAAGAAGGATAGACAATCTTACCTTTAGTTGCCTGTTCTATATTATATCTATTTGGTGAATAATCTTCGTTATTATCACTTCTACAAATATTTGATATTTTTACCGAAGGTACACTCATAACACCTTCTACATTTGCTAAAAGTAGTTCTATTTCGGAAATGTTAATTGGTTTATTAAATGTCCAATTATCTATATGAAAATGTTCTTGTAACTGAGTTAAACAATTTGCAAGAACTTCTCTCTTATTATAATTAGAATATACGTTTATTTCAAAATCTACACCAATATTTACTATAAAACCATCTATAATATTTACGGCATCTGTTAACATTCTATATTCACCAATATATGTTTTTAGATTTTCTTTAACTGCTTTATTTAATAAAGATAATTTTTTATTTTGGTTGTAACCTAAAACATACATATTGATTGCAAACGGATTATTAACTTCACCAATTGATGTTTTCTTTTGAGTAAGATATTTAACTAATTCGGTTTGAATTTGCTGTGTTGTTGCCGTTTGTAAAGACTGAACCAAATTAACAAATTCTGTAATATTTTGTGGAGATGCTAAAATAGAAGAAGGAGAGTTATTATCAATCTCACCATCAGGTGAAACATATACTTTTGTAACACTTCCATATTTTTCTGGCATACTAAGTGCTCTAACAATATAATCTTGTCTAGTTACTGCTCTATTTTGAGAACCAAACATTCCTAATGCATTTTGTCTGATTTCTTCGATTGATTCTGCACCTCTACCACCAATTGCTGCTTCTATGTTTTCAACTTCAACACTTGCTTTGGTTGCATTGTATAGAGGTAAATTTTCTACTGCTAATAAATCTTCTACAAATTGTATATTTCTTATTTTTGTTAAATCACCAGTATTAACATTTGATTGTATGCCACCACCAACTAAATATTTTACAGTTAATGTTTTATTTTGTGGAACAATACCGAATGTATTTGTTTTTAAAAAATTAGATGGGTCAATTCCTTGATTTAATCTTTGAACTGAATTTGCTAAACCCAATCCTACATTTTTCGGATTTGGTAAAATTTGACTATCATCCATATTTGTATCACCACTTCCAAATTGTAAATCAATAGTATTATCATTATTTACTTTTATAGAAAATCTTCTTGGAACTTTTTGAAGTTCTAAAATGTATGGAACTGATATTGAATTATTACTCAACTCACCTGTATTACTTTCATTATTTGGTTGTTCTACAAAAATAGTTTCTTGTGCTAAATAAGGAACTTCATACCATTTTGTTCCATCCTCTTCTTCTACTGAGATTATTGAAATAATATTTTCATCAGAAATTGTTTTACTTGGATAATCTATATCAGAATCAAATTGAATTGATGTTGTTTTTTCAGTAGCCGATATTACTTTTACTTTTTTTGTAATCAAATATTTTGTAGGTTGGCCATCTACATCTCTTTCTAATACATCTATTTCTCTATCGGTTGGGTTTGAAAAATCAACCATATCAATACTTCTAAATATAATTGAAGAATCGATAGATGATTCTACTTCCATACCTTCTTTTATTTTAAGGTAATATGTTTCATCTGGGGCGTTATTGTTACCACTACCACTAAATGGAACTATTTGATAAACATTTAATGTAGTAACTGCCGGTGTTGTAACTTTTGGTTTGTATCCCATAGATTGTGCTAATGCAATCACATTTTTCCTTTCGGTTGCATATGATAACATTGATTCCTTTAATTGTGTATCCTGATAAAAGGATAACATATCACCAATGGCAGCTGCTTGTTCAACAAAGACCATACCAGGTGAAGATTCGTTAAAATCAGAATATGTATTTGGAAAATATGTTTTAGTAAATTCAATAAGATTTTGTTTTAACGTTGCAAAATCTTTTCCTACATAGGATATTCCTTTTTTATCGTTTCCCCAATTTTTATCTAAAGGTTTAAGTGCCATTTTTATTAATTATTATTTACAGTTATCTGAACTGATTCTCCTAAGTTTGGGTTTGAAACCAGAGAAAATTTTAATTCTAAATTTATTGTGTTGTTATCAATATCACTATCATCATAATCAAATATGATTTCATCTATATTTAAATATGGTAACCAGTTTGAAACAGCATCTAATACAGCTGTTTCTATTTTATTTTCAATTAGTTGATTATCCAATTGTTCAAACACTACTTTCCAAATATCACATCCGAATGTTGGATTTAAAATTCTTTCTCCTTTTTTTGTTAGTATTAAATTTTTTAAGTTATCTTTTGCTTGAGTAAGTGTTGTATAGTTTACAGAAAATATTCCAGCTTTATCGGAACTTTTATTTATTCCAATACCAAGAACTTTATAATCATTTTCTGTTAAATCTACTACATTAACTTTACCCAACTCTATTGCCATTACTTAAATCTTTTTACTAGTTCTGAATAATCTCG